ATACGTACGGACTTCCTGCGTGATAGGCTCGATAGCCTCAACAGTTTCAGTCTCCTCGGACGACTCAATGACCTCACGTCCAATCTGAATAGGCGACGTAATTTTTTGCGTACAACCCTCGCAAGGAGCGGGATTGAGTTTTCTAAACGTCTCACAGGTATACGGCCCTTTCGTTTGCTCTGCCTTACGCAACGTAGTATTGGCGTTGTAGTCAGGGTGCTTACTCGACAGTTTGTGGATAGCCTTCGCGCCATCGGTGCAATGATGTGCAATAGACAGACCTGCTCTCCACAATGGCTCTTCGATAGAGTCTTGGTTCTCGTAGATGTGCAGCATTTGATTACAGCCCGCACCGTTCGCAGACTTAATCATGATGGTTTTGAACACGGACTGATAGTTGCCCATCAAGGACAGCGTCAACGGATCCATTATGCGAGTCGGCGGCGTGCCCGAAATCACCATTTCGCCGGAAACAAACAACTCTTGTAGCTGTTCAAATGCAACCCGCTGCCCTGCCATGATTAGTTTTACCGGCTGTGGGTCATCAATATTCTTGAAGTTCAACGTGTCAGGCATACGCAATATGCGTGCGGTATCCGCAGTAACGGCTGGGTCTGCATGGAGTCCGTGTGTAACGCATAGTGCCTTGAAGGCTTCAGCCATTGGCTTCCACACTTCCTTGTCCATCGGCTGCTCTGGTACCCAGTATGCATGCACGCCACGGCCTGAGTTAACAATAGCTGTAGGCTTGGGCACACCAGATGCCTTAACGAATAACTTTAGTGCTGCAACGCCTTCAGACTGATCCGCATAGGGCTTACCCAATCCGCAATCGATGTCTAAATAAAACGAATTCAGTTGTGCTGCGTTTACGATGGTACGACCATCGGTATTGTTTTTGAATGAAGCTAACGCAAAATATGCGTCAAAACCTTTATGTACAAGCGCATCAGCATAATCATTTAATTCTTCTATGGTGCTGACAAAAACTTGTTTTGGTGCTGTGTCCTTCTTCAGGCCAACCACACAGTACTCACCTGTAGGTGGTAAAACCAAAGAAAAAAAGTCTGTCCTCGATAGCATAGCCGCCTCGTGTGTCGCCGTCTTTTAAAAGATAAGGTAGGCAGGGATAGTGACGGCGGACTACCCTTTTCGGGTGCGCTCCCTAGCCTCCTTAAACCGTTTTACTTAGCTGTCAATCTGGTAACCAAATCCTGCACAGCGTCTCGATATGCAGGGGGTATGTTGGTTATGCCCTTGAACCAATTGTAGATCGTAGCGCGAGACACACCTACATGCTCGGCTACTTCTATAGCTGGTATATCAAGGTCAATGCAGATGTTACCCAGCTGAACACCAAGCTTTCTAGTATCCGCTGAGTTAACAGCTAGTGCAAACCGTGATGAATAGCCGTTACTCATCATCCCACTCGTCTAGAATCTTCGACAAGTCTTTTTTCGCGGCTGGTGCTTCTTCATCCTTTTTGCTAGCACGTTTCACCGGCTCCGCGATCTCTTCCTCTTCCTCAACCACAGGGGCTGGAGCAGGGGCAGCTTTCTTTGCAGGTGCTTTGGCTACTTGTTCAAACTTCTCGCCATCGTCCTTAACGCCATCTGCCTGCGCAACAGTCATGGTGATTGCTTTAATCGCATCAGGTGTTTTGCCTTGATCCACAGCTTGCATAAACTCATCGGTCTCCAAGAAACGCGAAGGCTTAAACGTCAGCTTAGGTGTAGCACTACCTGTATCGAAACGCATTTCCGTAACTACGGAACTAACAGGAGCACCCTTGCTACCCAGCATCTTTGCGTAAGTCTGCAGCGGCCATTTGCCATTCTCACCTGCACCGAAGATCGACTGCGCTGGCAACGTCAACTGATACACGTCACCTTGCACATCGTTCTCAAGCACTACAGCCAGACGTTGTGAGAAGCGGCATGCACGTGATTCCCCTTGGCCTGAACCTTTAATGTTTTGTGGGCAGGTAGCGCACGTTTTGCCCTGTGGGCTCTTGGCAGTTGCATCAGGTTGTTCACCATCAGCAGACCAGCAGGCAGGTGAGGTTACTTCGCCCTCGGTATATGTACCTTCATAAAAAGTACGGCTTACCTTTGGCGCAGCAGCAACAATAACTACATTCATCGCACGCTCTTCGTTCTTAGCAACTTCTTTACCATCAACCATCATGCGCCATACGCCGCCTTTGATCGAGATACGCTTGCTACCACCGCCACCGCCGCCACCCATCAGGGCTTTAGTCATCTCATCCAAGCCATCTCGGTTACGCAAGTGGGCTGGAAGACCTTTACTCAACAATGCTAATTCACTCATACACTTCTCCTTATTTACGACGAACAACAACCGTGTATCGGCTGTCAACATTAAGACCCGGCGGAAGCAGGGCAGGGTTATCTTTCAAGAACGTGTCCATATTAGATTGGGATACTCGTTTCTCCATCAGATCTAATGCGTCATGTTCCTTTAAGAATTCGTGAAACGAATACCAATCATTCGTCCAATAGCGCTTTGCAACTTTACGACTTACTGTACCAAATTCGGTACGCATACTTTCTACACCTGTGGTTTTGCATGACTCAAGAAGTTCAGCTTCAATAATATCCAATATATCTTGTAGCTCTTTATCTTTAGCCTTGAACTCATCTGCTATTAGCTTACGCTTATCGCGTACTTTTACATATGTCTGTACTAGCTTGTCTGCGCCTATTACTTTCGCAATTGCTACTGATTCCGGTTCGTCCATTTTCTTCTCCAAGAAATACTACAACTACATACTAATACCAAACTAAGACACTGTCCAACCTTTTATTTATCTTCTTCAACTAAATTTTGGTACAGATCTACGACACGGGAATGAATGTCGATCTTAGCTTCGAGCATTGCATACATACGCTTCTCTACTGGTGCGCCTTGCAGATGCACGATGGTTACAGGGTTGCGTTGTCCGGCACGGTGTGGTCTAGAGTTACACTGGAGGTAGGTCTCAACACTCATAACGGGCGACCAGTATACGACTACATTCGCGGCTGTCAACGTCACACCGTGCGATGCAGACTGTGGCTGCACAATGAGTACCCTAGGGTTATCTTCCGTTTGGAACTGCGCAAAGATCTCTGTACGTTTGTTGGCAGATACATCGCCGCTGATAATTGCACAGGCGTAGCCACACTTAGTTAGCTCTTGATAAACAATTTGGATCGTGTGTTTGAATGGTACAAAGACGATAACCTTATGGCTTGCTTCGTCGATAACCTCTTTCAGTACGTTCATGCGTGGGGAGGAATCAAACTCAATGATCTCGCCATTGTCTGCATAGCATGCGCCGCCTGAAATTTGTAGGAGCTTGTTAAGATTGGCCGCAGCATTGACCGTAGTGATCTCTTCCCCAGCAGCGACAGCCACCATGTGTTTGCGAATCGTCTCGTAGTACTTCTGCTGTTGTGGGGTCAGCGGTATGTCACGAGTAACGAACGTCATTGGAGGCAGGTCGAGGCACTCTTCTTTAGTAAATCGAATAGCTGGCTGCAATATGTCATGTAGTATCGATTCAGATCGTGGGCGGGGAACCCATTTAAACGTAGTGATCTTCTGCATCACCATGTCGCGGAATGCGCCAAAGAACTTTGGTACACCGGTAGGGTTTACGATACGGGCTAGGCCGTAGGCGTCAGTAGGAGATTGCGAAGCAGGTGTACCCGTCATCATCCATACCCATGTAGACGGCTCGATGATTGAGTTCAGTACTTTCCAACGCTTCGTAGAAACTGTTTTGTATGCGTTCGCTTCGTCAATTACGATCAGGTCAAACTTCTCTTTACGTACTGCGTCTTGAATAATGTCGAGGCCATCGAAGTTACAGATCACAAACTCCGCGTCACTCTGCACAGCCTGTATGCGTTTCTCTCGCGAGTGGCTGTGGGCAATAGCTGTTGTGCGATGCATTGCAAACCGAAACAAATCATTCTGCCAAGCGGACTGCATAATCGACAAGGGGCATAGGATCAGCACGCGTTTAATCATGCCGATAGACATCAGGTAATCCACTGCCCAGATAACGCTGCCCGTCTTACCTGTACCTTGTTCGTTAAAACAAAATGCTCTGCGGTGCAGTGTGAGGAATGCAGCGGTAGTCTTCTGATGGTCAAACGGTTTGTATAGTCCCGGCCATTTGTACTTGCCAAGAATAGGTGACGGTACGTTCTTCAGCTTCAGGTTTTTTAGTACCTGCGCCTCCTCCATACCCCAGTTGACTAACACCTCACCAGAGTCCAGCACCTTACTCTTCGGGATGATCGTAGTAATGCGACCCGGATCCCGCAGTCGTAGTAGTAGAGCTTTGTTATCAACGATTTTCATAGTATTTTTTAATAGCCTTTTTAATTGCGTAGCTCCGACTGCGATACATCTTGCCGAAAAACCCTAAGCTTGGATCGTTCGGGTCTAAGATGCCTACGGAATAATAGGGCACGGGTTTATATCCATTCTTATAGTTACCGCGTGACATCTCTCGATCTACAATTAACTTCTTACCCTCAATCGCCAGCAGCGCTACAAATTCTTGTTCAGTCATACCAAACCTTTATCAACATCTGCACAGCCTCTTTTCTGGTAGGAGGGGCATTCTCAATGGTGCATGCCGCAATAAACTCCTCGGGCTTGTATCTGTCTGTGTTTGTTGCCCATGCGTACCATACCAGTCCAAAACGGGTTGAATACTTTTCCACCCGCATTCGCTTACCCTCAATCTTCAGCAGGGCT